AGAATCATAATATTGATTTAGTTTATATTTTGTAAATTGACAAGACTCACTTCTATTCCAATCAAAGTTCCAACCAGCCATTTTATTTGCTTCGTGAACATATGGGTGTAATTCTTTATATATCCAAGTATCATTTAACCATACTAAGTCAGAGTTTCTTTTTCTTTTTAAATCTAATACTTCTTGTTTGTTTAATTTTCTATCACCATAGCCACCTGTTCTAGCCATAACTTCTTTTTGTTCATTAGCATATTTGATTACTTCATCACAGAATCTGGGTGTAAGAACACCGCTAAAATACCAATAATAATTAGATATATTCATACGTTATAGTTTGTACAAAATTTAAACTATCCTTTTGATTATTGGTTAAGTAATACATATTAGTTGATGGAAACATAATAAACATATTATCTTTAAGCGGCATATCCCAAGATCTACCTTTACGTCTATTATCTTCATAGTGTATTCTAACCATACAGTTTTTGACTTTTACACCATATAATAATGTAAAATCTGGTGAATTTCGTAGATCTACTGGATCTATATTTAGTAAAGGTATTGTAGTTTCCGCAGGTTTATAAATATTGCCCCACGTTTCTTTGTTCACTAAATTGATACCATATTCAAGACCAATATGATCTCGCATATAAGTGTTCAACATATCCCAAGTTCTTGAGAATGGAAAGTCTTTGTTTTGAATTACTGATTGTAAAATATCACCTGATAACTTATCTCGGTCAATGTCCCAATCTTTAGGCATTGCCACATCACCATAATATAAAGCTTGTTCTGTTAATACTTTCTTTTGCATACCACCACCAAATATAAATTATGCCATTCGGTCTGTCAAGTCCCAAGACTGGCCTGATTCATTCCAATTATAAATCCACATATGAGTGCCAGCTTCATTTTGTGAAGTTTGTTCTGCAGTTAATGCAGGAGCATCACCTATTGGTGATTGCCAATTTGCAGTTGTAGTATTTTTTACCCAAGATGCATATGGTTTTTTAGGCCAAAAGATATTGTTATCTTCATCCCATTCATAACCTATACCTGCGTAGTTGCCTCTTAAAGGTGTTCCGCCATTTTTATGTTGATTACTAGCTGTATTGTAAGATGTTTGAATCCACATTTGTGCAGGCCAGTTGTTGTGTCTTTCTAACCACTGTTGACCTACTGCTTCGTCTTCAACACCATCAGCGTTTAACATCTTATCATTATCCATAGTTAACACTTGAATAACTTTTCCGTTAGCTCCTAGTTTTGCAAAATGTGCCATAATGTTTCTCCTTATATATTAATTTTTATTGTTCATCAAGCCTGGAATTTATATCTTATTATAACAATTCCCGATCCACCATTTCCATTTGTATACGGTGAACAATAAGCTCCGTGTTTACTACCTGCACCACCACCAGTGTTTGTTGTTCCATTTTGTACGGTTCCACTAGGGTCTGCACCATTTCCGCCACCACCAGCACCGCCTGGTCCTCCACCACCATATCCTGGATTAGCATTTCCACCGCCACCACCTGAAAAATATCTTCCTGGAGCTGGTCCTGTTGTTCCTGTTGAAGGAGCTGCCGGAGTGCTTCCTAAAATAGCAGTGTTCATTCCTATACCACCTGTTCCACCTACATTACAATTAGCATTGCCGCCTACGGCACCTGCTCCACCTCCAGCGCCTCCTCCATGAGAAGCTGAATTTGGATAACCTGTTCCACCTGTATTACCTTGAGGTGGACTTACCGGAGGAGTATTTCCTGCTGCACCGGCTTGACCCCATCCTCCACCACCGCCAGAACCTCCAGCGTTAGCAACTTTAGGGCCATCTGATCCTCCACCGCCACCACCAGCAGATGTTATTGATGAAAAAACTGAATTAACTCCATTTGTTCCTGCAGTTGGAGTAGAAGTGCTACCTGCACCACCTCCACCTACTGAAATTGGATAACCTTGTACTGAAACAGGTAAAGCACTAGCTGCTGCTAGGGGTGAATCAAAAGAGATTCTAAAACCTCCTCCGCCTCCACCACCACCTTGGGCACCACCTCCGCCACCACCAGCTACCACCATATAATCTACTGTTTCATTTGCCGAACACCCTACTTGTGAAACACAAAAAGTTCCTGGCCCTGTAAAGATATGCATTTTTTGGTTACCACAAGTTACTATTGTATTACCGCCAGTTGCAGTTACAAAACTAGATTCTACATCAGATAAACTTCCCGTAAAAACAACTCTCCATCCTTCAGTTGCATCTACATAAATTAATTGTGTTGCAGTATTATTTTTAGATAAATCTAAATCAGAAGCTGCTCCATTAATATTTGATGAATTTCTACCTACAGTTAATTTGTTTGTTCCAAACGTTCCTGTATAATCTTGAATAGCAACTACATTTCCTGCACTTGGTGAGGAGGGTAATGTTATTGTAAATGATCCACCAGTAGTATCAGCAAAATATCCAACACCACTTGTTGCTGTGAATCCTGTTGTTACTTTTGTTGTATTCCAAGATACTTCACCTGTAGAACCAAAACCCGATGCTGTACCAGAGTTTGATATTGTTACACCAGCAGGAATTGTAAATGTATCTCCACTATCCCCTAATGTAGTTGTACCACACGCTGTTCTTGGACTAATTTTATTTACTTTTATTTCACTCATAATTATTGAAATTTATACCTTATTAATACTATACCAGAACCACCACTTCCACCAGCTAATGCTCCAGGACCAGAGCCACCACCACCTCCTCCAGTGTTTGTTTGTCCATCACCACCAGGAGAACTACTTGGTAAATTAGCAGCTCCTCCAGCAATACTTCCGCCACCTGAACCACTATTACTTTGAAAAGTTCCGCCTCCACCTCCACCAGCAAAATTTCCATCAGCAGGTGTTCCAGTATAATAAGGTTTTGGGGATGCTCCAAATATAGGTGTCACAGGTGCAGCTGCTCCTCCAGGTGATGGAGGTCCTCCATTTGATCCAGCACCACCTGCTCCGCCTCCTCCTCTAGAACCAGAAGAACAAGAAGGATATACGTGAACACCTCCATTATTACCTTGTGGTGGACTAACTGGAGGTATATTACCATTGGCAACAGTTGTTCTTCCTGCTAAATAAGCATCTCTTCCTATTGCTCCACCTGATCCACCAGCAGATTTATCTGGAGATTGACTTGGTGGTGAATTACCACCTGCTCCGCCACCTGTTGATGTTATACCTAAAGCGGTTGAATTTGAACCTTGATTTTGAACACCTGGTGCAGAGGCTGCTCCTCCACTACCTACTGTTATTGGATAATCTTGAACTGTTAAAGTTACTCCAGTAGTAGATAAAGGAGTTGAAGCAGGGCTTGCAGACCCTAACCTAAATCCACCTGCGCCACCACCACCTAATGCGTAAGGGGCTCCATTACCTCCACCAGCTACTACTAAATAATCTGCAACACTTGGATTTGGTGCACACGATGCTCCACCTACCGCACTTACAGCAAAAGTACCAGGTCCTGTAAATTGATGAATTTTAAAATTACCACACGTTGTTATTGTTCCTCCTGTTGCTGCTACAAAACTTTCAGCTGCTGATTCAAATTCATTTTCTTGAACTGATCTCCAACCAACTGTTCCATCAACATAAACTAAAGTTAAACCTTGACCTTCAGCACTTAATTTTAAAGTTCCAGCCCCACCATTAATTTTTTCTGAACCATTTGGTGCAAGTGTTAAATTATTACTATCAAAAGTATTATTATAATCTTGAACAGATACAATTGCTCCAGCACTACCTGCTGGTAAATTTACTGTAAAAGCACCACCTCCTGTATTACAAAAATAACCTTCGCCATTTGCTGCAGTAAATGTAGCTGTTTTTATTGATCCTGTCTGCCAATCAACAGTACCTGTTCTACCAAAACCTGTTTGAGATGCACCTGATGCTAAAGCAATAGTATCGCCTGAAGCACCTAAAGTTATTGTTGTACCAGATTGACTTATAATATTTCCAGCATCGGCTGCTTGATATGCATTTGATTTTACAGCGTTTCCTGAAACAGTTAAAGCACCTGATCCAGCTGTTGTTACAGTATCAGAACCAGCACCAACAGTTATTGTTGAGCCGCATTTATTAATAATATTTGAATCATCTGAAACTTTATTTATATTGTCTACTTTAATTTTACTTGTCATAATTATTGAAATTTATACCTTATTATTACAATTCCTGATCCACCAGCTCCCGTAGGTGTTCCACCACCGCCGCCACCACCTCTATTAGCTGTACCACTACCAGCAGCTGCAGCACAACCTGTATCTTGTCCACCAGCTCCACCTGTTCCGCAAGGACTTGCAGCGCCTTTTGTGTATGTTTCTCTACTGCCTCCACCACCGCCAGCATAAGAAACAGCACTTCCTGTAATTTGAGTAGATGCACCAGTCCCACCTCTACCTGCAGGACTTCCATCATTTTCACCAGCTCCGCCTCCGCCAGTAGCTCCACCACCGCCACCACCAGAATCTAAAGATGGAGAAGATTGAGGTTTTGAGGGTCCACCAGGATTTCCTTGAGCGGGACTTACAGGAGGAGTATTTCCAGCCCCACCTGCGTTTCCACATCTTCCACCGCCACCACCACCAGATCCACCTGCAGCTCCAGCTGCTTGAAATTGTCCACCTCCACCACCACCAGCTGATGTTACTGTTGAAAAAATTGAATTTGAACCGCTTTGTCCATCTTCTGCACCATTAGTTGGTGCACTACCTCCTGCTCCTACTGTAATTGGAAAAGCTGTAGCTGTTACTGTAATAGCGTTTGGTGCTCCTCCATCTAAAGGACTTGCAGTATAAGGTGTAACTGGAGATTTAGCTTCTCTAAATCCTCCTGCTCCGCCACCACCCGAACCATCTATACCATATCTTCCAGATGCTCCACCTGCAACTACTACGTGTGAAACTACATTATTTGCAGCACAATTTGAAATGCTAGAAACACAAAAAGTACCTGGCCCTGTAAAACTGTGAATTTTACAATTACCAGAAGTTGTTATAGTCCCACCTGTGGCTGTTATAAAAGTAGCTCCTACAACGTTTGATGTTGAATCTTGAACGTTTTTCCAACCCTCTGTATCATCAACATAAACTAAAGTTACTGATTGACCTTCTGTACTTAAAGTAACGCTTGCATTTGTTCCACCAATTTTTTGTGATCCATTGGGTGTAATTGTTAAACCATTTGTTTGAAAAGTATTTGTGTAGTCAACAACAGAAACAATATTACCTGCAGTTCCTGCTGGTAAGTTCATTGTAAATCCACCTGAAGATGTATCTGCAAAAAATCCTTGTCCATTAACTGCTGTAAATGTGCTTGTTTTGATACTTGATGTCTGCCAATCTACAGTTCCTGTTCTACCAAAACCTGATTGACTAGCACCGGTTCCTAATTGTACTGTATCACCAGATTCACCTAGTGTTAAAGTAGTTCCGCATTGTGGTGCAACTGTATTTACTTCTATTTTACTCATTATACTATTACCAATGTCCCTGTTACTGTTATTGTTGCGGGAATAGTTATTGGTCCTGCTAGTACAGCGTTTTCTATAGTTTGTGTACCATCAATCGTTGCCGCTTGATTGGGTATAAATTCATTCGGTCCTGTTTGGCCTCCAATATATTGGATACCATTTATTATTGCAGTCATAATTCCTCCTACGA